GGGAACACTGTCTGACCGCCGTACTCAAGGAAGTCGATGGGCTGGTTCTCGACGCGCCCCCAGCACTTGAGACACACGCCGTCGATGCGGCCCTGCTTGGCATGGATGTTGCCCATACCCTTGTTGACGATGGGATAGCCCATGAACGTCTTGGGGGTGTGGTGCTTCAGCATGTCCTGCGAGGAGTCGCCGGTGATCTGGTTCTGGATGGTTGAGGCCACTTGAATGGCCGTGTTCTCCCATGCCGCCATCTGATCCGGGCCCATGTTGATCTGCAGATCCAGCTCGTAGGCGGCGGTGGCGCCGAGTGCGATCTGCATCTGGCCGGTCAGCTTGCGGGCGTAGGAGGGGGTAATGGGCTGCGAGGCGCCGGAAACGTAGGGCATGATGAGCTTGCCAGGGTAGCTGGCGCGGCTCAAGCCGAACGCGGTGCCGGTGTTGGTTGAAACTGCGGCTTGGAAGAGTCCGAAGAGGCCGGAGTTTGCCACGCCTGCCGAGCCCTTGACGTACAGGCCATAGCCGGAGGTGACTTGCGCGCCGAGCGGCCCGGAGAGCCACAGGGTCTTGTTCGCGGCATCCACAGACTGAATCACAAAGCTCGTGACGTAGGTTCCGCCGGTGGAGGTCCACACGTCGATAGGCTGCTGATCCTGAAACTGGTTCGCATTGTGAACCAGAATCGAGGTTGCGCCCGCGGCTGCGGTGGATGTTGCGGTATCGAGCAGGTTATCGCCTGCGCCCTGGGTAAAGATTGCTTCCATGTAGGTGCGGAAGTTCTTCATGGCGCGCTTCATGATGAGCTTCGAGTAATCCTCGATGGCCTTCTCATTGGCGTTGGTGGAAATCTCGGCCTGCTTCGTCCACTGGCTGCACTGGAAGAAGTAGGTCGGCACCAGCGTCATGAAGTCGGTGATCGGCGCGGAGCCCAGCCCGAGGTCGCCGCCGTCCGGGGTGTTCGTGGTGAATGTGCCGCCGGCCAGAAGCTCAAGCGGGATGCGGGTGGGGCGCGAGCTGACCACTTCAACGTCTGAACGCGCTTCGATTTCGCTCCACAACGTATCGTCAAGTTGGTAGAGCAGTGAGAGTTGCGGGCGAACCTTTTCTTTCTGGAGGGCGAATGTCTGCGCTACGGTACCCTGAGCCATGACGAAACCTCAATAGAGATTCACGCCACATGCGCCATCGCAGCTCAGGCTGGTGGGGTCGCTGAGTATCCCCTCATGCGCGATATTTAGGTCGCTCAATGCCGCATTTTGTCGCTAGGGTAGATTTATTCCGGCTCGACGGAAGGTCCCCCTGAGAAAACCTCTAGCAACGACTTTGCCTCATCTTTGCAACGTGTTCAGTTTAGCACTACTTGTCAAGGCCACATCACCTTGCGTCCCTGTTTGTCGATTGCTTTGTGATCCAAAATCATATCGTCGGTGGTTTTGCGCCTATCAATTTCGTGCGGCTTGGGCTGCGCTGAGAGACGAATCCAGCCCGGATCTTGCTTGGCCGCACCGTTGCCGGCTACCGCATCCGTCTTGGGCTTCACGATGGTTGGACCTGCGCCTTTCGGCTTAACAGCAAACAACTTAGCCACACGCTGCACGATGGACGGTGTGACGCGATCCTGGAAGTTTTTGACGTGGCGCTCAAGGCCAGCAGCATCGCCGCGCTCCTTGAGGCGGTCAAATTCGCGGCTAAATACCTTGTCTTTGGCTGAGGCGCTGATAACCTCCTGCCGAACACGATCCCGCACCGCCTGCTGCACTTCGGCGCTGGTTTCGCTCCACTTATAGCTTTGGCCCATCTCGCGGTCGGTAATGGATGTAATCTGCTGTCGGCCCGCGCTGGCGATGGGTTGGAGGAGTGCCTTGGCTTCACGCTGAGCCAATTCCTGTTCACGGCGCGTCAATGCCTCATTCTGCGGGTCAACCTTGCGCTCAGGAGCCTTTTCGCCAACCTTGCGGAAGCCGTCGAGGGATTTCCACAAAGATGCGATCGCGTTCTTCAGCTCCGGCTGGGTTTTCTCGTCCAGTCGCTCCCAGATCGCCTCAAGGGTGCTCGAAACGTTCGCGCCATCAAGCGTCTGGGTCATTACCTGGGCTAGGGCGTGATTATAGGCGTCGGGATCGACAGACTTCCATTTGGCGAGGCCACCGGGCATGATTTGCGAGAAAGACGCCGGGGAAGCATCGGCCAGGTTCGCCAGAAACGCTGGATCGCCCTTCTCGTACTGCTGTTCGAGCTTTTGGTAATCCTGATTGGCTTCGACAACCTCTTTTACGCCTTCAGCGCCGCCATATTCGCCCAGCGTGGCCTTGAGCGCAACTGCTTCCTTCAATCCACCCGGAAACTCGCGGTAGAGTGCCGATTGCTCGAACGCCGCGGTGCGCAACGCCGCCGGAAGCGCTGGATTGATGGCCTTCAGCGCATCTGATGACTTTTTGACCACATCGGCAAGGTTGATCTTGCTTTTTGTGGACGCTTTCTCTGTCAACCCCTCATTTTCTACGGAGGAATCAACTTGGTTACTAGCGTCTGTGCTACTTTCGCCAGACTCAGCAACCTCTGATGTGCTTTCGACAACTTCTGAGCCGGTACTGCTCTCAACCGGCTCGGCTACGGCTAACGCTCCTGTCTCGTCAGGCATTTAGTGCTCCTTTGGGTGGTTAAGCGGCTGGGGGAGCCGGGATTGCGGCCTTGAGTGTAGTATTCAGCGCTTCCAGCTGCGTTGCAGCGGAGGCGACCGATGAATCCTCTGCGCTGGGGGCAGAAAGCGCGGTGATGGCTGCTGTGACCTCTGCCACGGTTGCCGTGAGGTCGGTAACTGCCGCCTGCAATGATGCGAGTCCTGTGGGTACTGTGCTCATGATGTTCTCCAATCGTTGAAGTAGGTGCAAAAGTTCGTGTTCTACTGTGCGTTCGCTCATGCTTGTGCCTGCGGCGGCGCTTTCGAGTTGTCCGCAATGTGGCCCGCTACCCGTTCAGCGGCCATGATCGTGGGATTCAGCTTGATTCCAGCTTCCTGTGCCGCCTGGACCTGTCCATCGGGCGGAAGATCGGCAAAATTGATGCTCACGCTCGGCGGCTTGCCTGCAGGCGGCTGCGTTGTGGCGGCCAATGCCTGCTTGTGCGCCATGCCGTGCAGTTTTACATTCTCGATTCCCTCAAAGTTCCCTTTCGCTTCCTCATCGAAGCGATCCTGTGAGGCTAGCCAGTCCTGAATCGTCTGGATGTGCTGCTGGTGAAAGTCCCAGACGGAATCAATCGGCACGGTAGGCTTGGTGAGCGCCTGCGTAGCTTGCTGCTGCATCTGTGCAATCACCTGCGGCGGTGGGGGCGGCGGGGCCGCAAGCCCCTGCGCCTGTGCAGCCTGCATCGCCTGTGGCGCGAGTTGCGCGAGTTGCTGCTTTACCGCTGCCATAACCTCGTCTGGCGCTGGCAAGCTCGGCCCTGTCTTCAGAAGCGTCTCGATTTCCCTGCGTTGCTGAAGATCCGCTGCGGCGCCGGGAACCTCAAAGCCCTCAATTCCAACAAACTCCTTGAAAAGCTCCTGATTTTCCGGCAGAGCAAGCATTGCGGCAACTGCGGGAGATTTAGTGCTCATATCCAGTAGGCTGGTGAAGATCGCCCGCTTCATCGACTTCGTATCAGGATAGCTGGTGTCCACATTCGCGTACCAGTTCCCCTTCTGGATGTTGGCAATTTCCACTTGCTTGCTGGCTGTCGAAGCGCTGCCCTGCGATCGCACGGGAATGACCTGCGAACTGTCCCGCGTCGATGCAGCGAGGCGGACGCACTGCTCGACAGCACCCGCAAGCAACTGCTGCGATGCGCCCCAGGCAATGCCGACCTGACCGAGCGAGGACTCCTTGAGGATCGTCAGCCCCTTGGCTGTCTCCTGATGCTCATCCCCTTCGCCCTGCGCCGCCGAATACATGCCGGTGATCATCTGGCCGAGTGAGCCAGAGAGCGTGTTCAGAGCATTGATGAGCGTTTGCGGGACTTCTACGTTTGAGCCGAATAAAACCTTTTGCTGAATAGACTCGCCCGGTTGAAGCACCACAGGAATCTCGGCCCCGGGCTCAGCCTTGCGCTCCTCGCGTGCCATCGCGTCCAGCGTGGCTGAATCCATGTACACGTCAGGGATGCAGTAGTCGAAGATTTCCTTTTGTTGGTTCCAGCAGTCGTTGAACGTATCCTGCGGGCCCACCATGTCATGCATCAGGCTTGAGCGATTCTGCCCGTCGCCCGGTGTCGAGTGCGTGACGGAGATAAATGCATCCATGCTGCGGTTGCGCGATTCGCAGTAGCAATCACCGCAGACAATCAGCTCGACGCCATCGGGAAAGATTTCTTTCAGTTGATCGCGTACATCTTTCGCGGCGGCGCGGAAGAATCCGGGGCGGAAGTAGGCGATGTGTTTGGTGACAAGGTTGGACCATGTTTCGCCGCTGGCTGTGATGAGCCGCGTTCCCTGCAGGACTCCAATTCTTGCCATGCGCTCATAAGCTGACTCGCCCATGGAATCGCCGGAGTCGCCAATCTTCGATTCCCCGTCTTCCGTGACGGCATCTGGGTATTCCTCCTGCAGCGTCTCGATTTCATATTCGCGGCTCACAACGCAATACGGCCATTTCTTCGGGTCATTCTGCGTGATTGGAACCTTCGTCTCAAGAACACCATTGATTTCGATGCACTCGGCATCAAGCGGTTCGCCATCCTCATCCACGCCATACTGCACATCAGGCTCGGCCTTATAAACTCGCGCAACCACACGCCCGTCCGTGCAGAATAGCCGCCAAATGTCGGTCTGCTTGTCCTTGATGTTGTTCGCCTGCTCGACAAACTCGCGGTACAGGTCGGCAGATTCGGCGCCGATGGTGTCGGCAGTCTTGTTTGATCGCGGCTCGATGTGAACGCCTGGAGGCGATGCTGTGCCGGCGGCGACTAGCGCACGCAGGAACGGGTGATAGATGTTGTAAACATCCTCATACCCACCGTTGTCGCCCGGGGAGCCTGAGCCGCCACTGGGCAATACCGCGAAGCCGTTAGAGTTGTAATCCCAATAGATATACTGGACGCCACGATCATAGAACCTCTGGCGGCGCGCTTCCATCACTTCCTGCCGTCGCGCGTACATCTCGCGGGTCAGCGCCTTGCGGAGCAGCCCCTTGAGCGCTTTCTGCAGGTTCTCCGGCAATTCAGGGAACCCGTCACCCCCGAACTTTTCGCCTTGATCCTCAGGCGCGCCCGTATCGGCTTCGTCCTGCTCCGGCTCGGCTTGCGGGGCTATCGTGCTAGTTGCCATTGACGGGAACCCTCGCTAAGGCTGGGCCTATCGGAGCGCCCGCATTATCAGCCTCATAAAACGTCAAATATTCAGGGCTGTCCAATGTCGCCACGAGTGAGGCAGTGGGGTGTTCATACCTCAACTGCCCCACAGCTACATCCAAAGAATCGTAGGTGTAAATATCAGTTGCCATCAGTTCTGCATCGCTTTCTCGGCAGCAGCCGCCTGTGCCAGCGCTCGATCGGCCACCAGCACGGTTACAACCGCATGGCGCAACGTCTCACAGCAGAATGGAACGTGCGGCAGGTTCTCCGATTGGCAATAGGGGCACAGGATAACCCGCTCTGCTCCCTTCGGAACAATCGCGTGGACCTGACGCTCGACTGCCAACATGCGCTCTTCTGCGATGATCTTGTCGATTTTCACGCCGTTACTTTCCTCGCTCACGCTCAAACGTCAACGCTAGTCGCGCACGCTTTCCCAGCTTGCCTGAAGCGCCCTTTTCCTTCTCGGCATACTCGTGCGTCGATTCGCCATGCGCCTGAGCAGCCTTGCGAAACACGCCTGGATGCTTGACCGCACCCGCCATCCACTTCTTTTCAGGCATCGACTTTTACCTCACTTGGCAACGGAGTGCCGAACCAGATCGTATTTGTCGCCGTATCTATATGGTCAATAGTTGCCGACATGCGGGGACGCACGAGAGCGTAAGCATCGGCTATCTCTTTGCTTACCTGATACATATCTCCCTTAGAATCCACGAGAAAATGCGTTGGCTCTTCATCTTTTTTAAGGTGAATCACGCTCATCTTGCAGCCCTCCGCAAAGCACCCTTCTTGGAAGGTTTGTACTCTTCGTTGCCTGCCTCGGCCTTGCGCTTTTCGCTCAGCATGATGGCTATGGCCTGCTTTTGCGACTTGACAGGCCTGCCGGTGCCCCCTGAACGGAGAGCACCGGCCTTCCATTTCGGCATCACTTCATCGTAGGGCATTAGAACCCTGTCAACGTCCTGTAGGAGATCTTCACGATGAGCGAGCCAGCACCGGTGGTCGGGTCGTTGGTCGCCACGTAAAGACCGATGGCCGAGTTGAGCAGCACTGACGAATTTCCGTTCGCCGGAGCGATGCCGATTGCCATGCCGATCTGGTTGGTCGTTCCCGACCCGCCAGTGAGGATGGTTCCCGCAATGGTTCCGGTAGCCGCGACCTGCGAACTCTGCGTGCCGTAAGCTGCGGTCATGTTGCCCGGAGAGCCCGCGAAGGCTCCCGTTTTCGCAACCTGCTCGACCACGATGCGGTCAACGATGTACATATTGCCTGCGCCGGGGGCAGGAAGCAACTGGTAGCCCACCGACGAGAGCGTGAGCACCGAAGCGTTCGGAATCGCCACGGTAAGAGTCTGCGCCACGCCATCCTGACCGGAGCGGTTATCCACGATCTGCACGGTCGAGGGAACGGTGGCCGCGTCAAGAATGGCCTGCGTTCCGCCCTGTGTAACCCATGAAGCGTCGATGATGACTTGGCCGCCGCCCTTGAGATTGGCGTAGTTGATCGCTTCCTGCAATCCAACCGTGCCGCTCGAAACGCGATCGCCTGGGGCGTGAGCATAAGTCCAAGTAGTCGCCGTGACTGTCGCGGTCAGACCGTATGCACTGTTCTGCACGTTGGTTGAGACGGCGCTGGGGGTCTGCGTATCCGCGCCAGCCGCATTGATGATGCTCACGGGGGCGTTGGTGTTGAACGGCGTTATGACCGTTCCATCGCTCGCGGTGAAGAATCCGTTTTGGACGGTGAGCGTGCTGCCCGTCGATGCAGCGTTCGATCCGTTAACCACGACGAGCGCGGGTGGGTTGTCTACGCCCAAGCCACCATAGTTAAAGCTGGTTGCATTGTACTGTCCTGCAAATCTGCTGAGTTTCATTGAAGCATCCTCCTGATGGATGGTTG